CGATGCCAATGTAGAACTGCGTGTGAAATCTGCCATTGACAAACCATAAAATTCAAATGGAATATCAATAGGAACAATTGAAGCCATAGGGACTTCATCGCAATCTTCTTCATGCAGGATATGAGAACCTGCTATAATAAAGTGTTTTAATTCCGCAATGCCATCTCCATCACGGTCAACATTCATCCAGCACTCTGTTACAACAACCTCACGGTTGGCTTCTAATGGGAGCACTTCTTGTTGCATAGAACCTTGATAATATTCTTGGCCTGTGACTTGCTTACGTGCAGCAATATCCTGAGAGTATTTTGTGTTTCCTACCCAGGAATCATCACCAAGCTCATCCCACTCATCGATATTATCAGCAACATCAGGATAATATTTACGAATCTCTGAACGTGTCATTTCTGTTTGCATACCAACAAAGGTAGCACTGTCTATACACGTGGCATCTCTAGAGATACGGAAGTTTTCTGGTGGGACCAGTTCAATTTTAACACGAGACTTATCAATCCGTTTACGTATACGGACATTTATATACATAAGTTCAACTTGAGATCCAAAAGAATCATCTGGTTCACTTACATTTTCATATTCTAAGTCACCAACAATTTCTACTCCGTCCTCTGCCAGAAGTTCATCTAGGTTTGGTTGGCTGATACGCTCGTATTCTTCAAATACGTAATCATAATCTTCAACATAAGACCAACGGCATACTGCGTTCTTCCATAGAAGAGCCGCTTTCATCCACTGTTGAATAATTTCCCAGCCATCGTTCTTTTTAAACACACAGTAATTGGTTACGTCAGACGCATCCTTTGCAGCCTGAATTGCCTGTGGGGAACTTTCCCAAGGCATAAACCTAGCCAATCGTTTGTTTGACAAGAAAAGGTCAGATAGAACTGCCGTGTATGCCTCTACCACTTCCGTAGTTGATGTGTCCACAATAGTGCTTACGCCCTGTGGAGACAAGTGATAATCAGCAACACCAGCATATTCGTATGTCGCTTTAAGCCTTTCCCTTGCTAGTTCAGATGAATTAAGCCAATCGCCGGTAGAGTTCTGAACACCAGTCTCTACCATATTGATTAGTTGTTCATCGCTAACAACTTCTTTATAACCGTCGGAGGACATTATCGTTTTCCTCCTTCAGCGGAATAAATAGGTTTAGCTTTTTCTAAATCCTTAAGACTATAAGACCCCGCCTTGGGTAGTTTTGGTTGGGGCTTCTTCGGTTCTTTTTGTTTGTGTGTTTCTTGTACAAATCTAGACATTTACCACTCCTGGGTTATTTCAATCTATCTACTTTTTAAATCTGTGCTTAAAGAATACAATAACGTTTATTCCAGTATTAAGGGTTACCATAGCCAGTATCCACCACTGCCATAGAGTTACGCTATCAAAAACCATCTATTAAAAGTATTTATCTATAATTTCAATCTTTTCATCCCATGCTGCCATAGCTGAGATTTCATCCTCGATTGACTGTATAATATCACTATGTTCACCAATACCCACAGGGTTTGCTAGGTACATGTCAACATTTGCCTTATGTTTAGCCACATGGCCCTCTGCGTGTTTGCGTATGGCATCTAATATTTCTACACTCATTTTTTCTTTTCCTCTGTTTCTGATTTCTTTTCTTTGTGGACAAGAACACTATGAAGCCACACGATAGGGCTTTTGTATTCTTTCTTTCTTTTCTTTTTTATTGGTTTTTGATGTCGAACGATATGTGTCATTTTTTAATCCGTCCAAATAAAAATTTCTTATTTGCTCCATTGTACGTCCACATCCAATACAATATCGGCCCATTGCATCTAGCCTACATACTTTTATGCACGGGCTTTTCATTTTACAAAATCTACAATGATATACTTATCACCATCTTGTTCCAGCGTTACGGTTTCTTTTTTACAACTATACAGGTGTCCTGACTGTGACAGACGATCAATCTTTCGTTTTACGCTTAGGCAGTCCTTTAGGGAAAAATGGGGTGTCCATTCTATAGGTTCCCCACCTAATGTTAAGAATAGAACGAAAAGAGTTTCTTTCATTAGTTGTCTCCGTTTCTTAGTTTTTCTATGTTTTCTTCCAAGTTGGTTATTCGTTTTTCATAGAACTCTAAGGTCAGTTTTTGTTGTTGATCATACGGAGCTTTGCCTTCTTCAATTTGTTGTTGTAGCTTATCAAGTTCACCGGCAAGGTGTTCAATCAACATAAACTGTTCGCTATCTGCTGGCAAGCTCCCCATCTCGCCACGGGGCCATTTAATACGGAACTCTGTGTTCTGGCCTACGTCTGCTTCCATCATGGTTACATTTGTTTCCATTTGATTAAGACGTTCTATAATTCCAAAATACGCCCATGTTGCAACACTAGCTGCTGCAACCATACTTATGATATTTCGTAATGGTAAGGCTACTTCTGTATTTTCATTGACCCTGGGCATCATTCTACTCCTAGAATTCTAGATAGCCCAAACACCTCCATAAGCATGAAAGTAAAGAAAAGCAGTAGTACACCACCTGCGATCAACTTACCACTAAAGTTTGTTGATCCTATTTTTATAGCTACGAATTCATTCCCCAATATGCGGAGTACCAGTTCAAAACTGTTTTCTCCGACACTAACCGATACTGGTTTTTTCTTTTCATCGGTCATGTTTCTTTTCCGTTTAGAAGATCACAAGAATAGACTACCGTAGACCAATTTCCGTCCTGTGGTAGCTCTTCGTGTATTTCCTTAAACGTTATACATTTTTCTTTTGTATCGAACCACTGTATTGTTTGATTAACACAGTGACCTTCCATACAAGCTACTAACATTAGTGACCATATCATTTACTGTCCCCCTTATGTTCATGTCCCATCCAAATGCCGAACACGCCTGTCATAACACCCATGACCACAGACACAAAAGCTGATTGTGCTCCTGTTGGGTCAGGGAGATCCATGAACCATTCTGCACATCTCCAGGACATAATGGTGCTTGCCAACATCATACATCGTGGGAGGATCTTCCATTTTAGAAAAGTTTCTACTGACACAAGGATCCTCCCTTTGTTATATTATTTTTTATTACTCAACACATGGCTCCATTGAAAAGTAGATATATAAATCTTCAGAAGCGATGTGAGGTACATCTTCTCTTGCGTATTGCTTACCTGCATATGCGAAGGTACAGCCTGAGTCCAGCTTATTGTTCATGTCTGTTATGAATTCACTGTTGTCCTGTACAAACAATGCTGCAACTATTATTGCAAACAGTCCAGCCATTACGCTACTTCTTTTTCAAGAATATCGATTTCTTCTTTAAGAGCCTTTAGTCGTTTCTTCTTTTGAATCTGTTCTCGCTCCTCAGCAGTTACATGCCTTTCAATGTGCATACGCCCAAGGCCATCGTGATAGATATCAATCTTATCTCCTGCTTTATAGTCATCTTCTAAAATCCAAGTTTTTTTCATCAATAACATAGCTTTCTCCTATACTATGGTTAAAATTAAGTGGTGGTTTCCCGCTGCATACCACCGGATGCATGAGGACAACGCGGATCTCTTAGGATCTTTTGGGATCCTTTTGTTCTATAAGGGGTATATACTATAACCAATGTGTAGGTTCTTGTTCTACAGTCATTTTCTGTTTCCATGATACATTAGATGTATTCAATTTGTCCCAATGGGTACGTAAGACTTCACACGCAATAGCCAATGCAATAACTGAATCATCATAACAGTTAGGTGCAGCCTCTGTTTTCCCCGTATCTGTAGATATATAGTCCTTTAACTCCTTAATAATCTGGTTAGACGGGATAAGGATCTCTTCATTCTCTATAAGATTCTTCAAATTAGCAATAATTGCTGGTTTTGTAGAGGATGTAGTCCTAAATCCTAGTCGAACGCCCTCCTCAGAGGACACATTAGCAATCTTTGTCTGTCTATACAGGTTTACATAGCCTGTACTGTCCAGTTTCTGCAGGGTTGCAATACCCATACTGTTAGATTCTACTGCTAATAGAGCATTATTGTAGTATCTTCCAAGGTAAAACAGTACGTCTCCCCACATACTTGGGTCAATCTTGTTGTTTCTGTAGTGAGCTACTATCTCGTAGTGCTTGTTTATGACTACAGCAGCAGAATAATCCTGGCCTACACCAAGAGACACATCAGCAGCAATCACATACGGGTCTGACCACGTAGGAAACTGGTAGATGTGCAGGGAACCTTCTTTGTTTTCATCAAACATTTTCGATGCAGGGTCCCACTCAGACCTCCTTAGACAAGGTTGAGGTATCAGTGCGTCCAGACGCTCCAGGTTGAAGACGTTAGATCCTGACATAATAAACGCTTCGTCAGCTGTTGCTGGATATTCCTGTTTGAATTTGAGTTCTCCACCTTCTGCGATTTTGAGTCTTCGCCAGTAGAGTTGTCCGTTGTCGAGATCGAACTTGTCTCGTAGTTTTTCTTCTTCAAATGTCAACTCCATGTTCTCTGGAGGTTCTCTGGTATACTCAGGGGTAATGTACCACGGTAAGAAGATCGGTATATACTCATTCTCTCCGTTCTCAGCGCCCTTCCAGAGCCTGTAGAATTCCCCCTGGGCACCATTAGCTGTGGACTCCAGGATCACCTCTGTGCCCTCTGCAGCGGAGATTCCCTGAAAGAGTCCAGCTAGTATTTTCTCATCATGTTGCCAGAAAGCAACCTCAGAACAGTGTGCTATAGTCGGCGTAGTGCCTCTTCCAGCTTCTGGAGAACCTGCTGTATAAAGTCGATAGGAAGCCGTAGCGTCTTTATCGCCCATAGCAGGACTGTTGATAATAATTTCTTTAGCATTACTACGTATTTCATTGGGTGCAAGAGTTCCCTCCATATTTCTAATAAGATTTTTGGACATAGCAAATAGGGCATCTGACGTAGCCGAATCATGCGCCATGACAACTGATCGTGAATGGGGAGTATAATAACTCTTCCAGAAGACTCGTCCAGCGCAGTATGTAGATATCCCCTGCTGCCTAGCTTTAAGAATAATTGCTCTAACCTTTCCAGTAGCATTCCGTTGTTCCTCTAATTTTTCTGTAATAATCCTCTGGGCTGTATTAAATTTAAAAGGAATAAAGCCCTTCGATACATCCTTTGTAACAATCTGTATCTGTTCCTGGGCAAACTTAGAGAAATCATTCTTATATGTATTTATCTTCTGTCTTCTTTGTTTTTCCCTGAGGAGTTTAGTTAATTGTTTCTTATCCATATCATAGTGTCCTCGTGTATGTGTCTGACTAAGTACCCAAATATATAAGTACCCATCAATCGTTTCAGACCCCCCAATGTCCCTCATGGTATCTCTAGGGTAATCATTCATTCAACATGAATCCCTTCGGGATACTTATAGTTGTCTTTCTTTCTTCGCTCAGTTGCCGCTAGGCTCTTTAGAGTATGATACCTACTCTCGGTATCCCTAAGGGGCCTCAGCGGAGCTTATACAGCCATTAAACACCCTTTCAGGACTCTATAAGGGGTATATAGGGACACATTACATAGATCATTACCTCATTGGTAGTACTGTCGGAGTACTTTAGGGAACCTCAGGGGCGATGGCACATTGTATATACCCCTTATAGAAAAGGGCTTAGGAAGTAACTCTACCTATATATAGTATCCCTCAGGTAATACCAAGAGTACTCTCATAGATCCTCAGAGTTCCCAAGGGTGTTGGTTGAAGCTATCGCTTCAAAACTCCGTAGGCAAACTCATGTGAGTTTGATCAACACCAATATAAATATTGGATTGTTCTTTGTTATACATATACCCAGAGTATCCTTAGAGATCCAGTCAGATACACAGAGCCAAACACTGCGCTTCGCTTGGTTTGTCTTGAACAATGAATAGCACTCTCGCTATTCTTCAACATAGGAGCATCACATGACCTATTGGGTTGTCAATGGAGTTGTATACTTCACATATAAAGAAGCACTAGAAGCAAAACTAGCAGCTTCTTGAGTATCCTTAGGGGTACTCTCTTCATGCTCACAGCGACACAGAAAGGACTCGCTATGATTTTCACTAAACATGCCCTTAAGCGCTTGGTTGAGCGTAAGGCTCC